GGGAAGACTGGCTGCTGATGATGTCGTAGCGCCAGTATTGAGGAGGCGAACCGGTGCCGCCGATGAAAGACACGCGGATCAGGCTGTCAAGGCTCCAGAACAGGCCAGAAGGCGCGTTTGAGCCGCCCCTGACGGGTAGGCCCTGCACAATCTTGCCGGAGGCCACGTTGGTCGCATTGGCGTCGGCTGAGACCCAATCGTTGGTATTGCCTGCCGAGCAGTTCTGGATCAAGCCGTTGTTGCCGTAGACAAACAGGTACGGGTGCAGCGACACAACGCCGCCGGACACCGCGATATTGTTGTTGAAGGTCAGCGTGACCGTGGCCGTGGCCGTGGCGTTATTTGACAATGTCAGCGTGGTGGTAGATATTGACACCACCGTAGTGTTGGCAGGTATGCCTGATCCGGTCACAGTCTGGCCAGCGCCGATCAGCGGGTTTGCGGCGGCTAACGTCACCGTAGGGCTCAAATTTGTTGTGGAGCCAGAGTCGGTAAACACCCCAACCTGCTGCATCGTCAACGCGGTGATGTCGCCAATCAGCACGGGCGTGTTGTTGTCATTGCTGATGGAGGCAAGGTTTTGGCCGGGGTGCGCCACGAGAGACTGCAAGCCGGTGCCAGCCACGTCGTAAAAGCCGTCAAACTGCCAGAGGTTTAGGTCGGTCTGGGTGAAGTTGGACAGGGTAAAATTGCCCACGCCAGCGCCTACGCCGTTGTTGTCAATGGTCAGGACCTGCAAGCCGTCGTTGTAGCCGCTGAAAATTGAGGTGAAGGCGTTCTGGGGGTTGACCCAGATCCCGCGTGAGGGCCCAGTGAGCTGGCCAGAGATGACCCGGAAGCCACCAATCTTGCGCGGGCGGCCGCGCTGGAAGCGGACCCACTCGCCGTCGGTGTAGAACACCCTGTCAAATACCGTGCCGTCGCGCTGAATGCCCGGCTGCGTGTCTAGGGAGAAGACCTTGGCTGACATCAGAAGGTCCCGCCCTGAACACCCCCAGTAAAGTTGCCGGTGCCCGGTATGTTTAGCCCTGTAGCGGTCAGACCAAACAGCTTGACGCCCAAGATTGCAATACCGAATTCACCCGATCCGGGGCGGTAAATACCCGTTGACGTCTCAGTCGCAAAGTTCAGAGATGGAGCGCCCACAGTTCCATCCACCAGAGAAACATTTACCGCACCGGCGGCAATCGTTGAGGCGTTCAGCAAGTTGACCGAGTCGCACAGCAAGATCACCTGCTGGCCAGCGGGGACGGTCGCCGTAGCACCGCCCGCGCCTGTGGTGAAGGTGATCTGGTATCCGGGGCCGCCACCGTTTGTCTGGTTGGTGATGTAATAAATTTGCACCGTCTGAGGCAATGTGACGGTGACGTTGCCTGTCAGGGTTCCGGTGTACTTCTGAATCGTGTTGGCCGCCTCTGAGGCGCTCAGGGTGTAGCTGCCGGTCACCACGGCCTTGGTGAGCTGGGTGAAATTGAACTGCGTGCTTCGACCCAAGCCGACGGTAAAAAAGGCAGATCCGGAGCAGCAGATCACGCAGGAGTCAGCAGGCTGCAGGGAAATCGTTGACGCTGCGTTGATCTGTATTCCACCGGCAGGGGCAATGGTCAAAGTGCCAGACCCACCGTTTCGGACCATCATGTACCAGTCGTTGCCCAGTGTGACGGCTGACGTCAGCGCTAGGGTGCCGGAGCCGCCAGTCCAGACGTAAGTTGAGGCGCGGTCGGTGGTCAGCGCGGTGTAGTTGGACGCAAAGGTGTTGACCTCATTGGCGGCGTTCAGGGTGTTAGAAATAGCCTTGAGGCCAAACCCTGCAAGAGTTGCGGCGTCGACGTTGGAGGTGCCGACGCCAAAGGCAATCAGGCCCCATGTTCCCGCCGTGGTGGCGTTGCTGGTCAGGTAAATGTACTTGGCCTCACCGGGGGCGATCGTGACGATCGTGCCACCAGCGTAGTCCCTGACGGTGAAGGTGTAGGACCCGACGTTGCGGAACAGCGCGTCAATACCCACAGACGCCTGATTGGCAGGCGGCATGTCCAAAGTGAACGAGTCCAGCGTGAACGTCAGACCAGTGGTTGTGCCAGCCGTAGTGGCCACCGCCGTGCCGCCCGAAGTAGCCGACAGCGTGAAGGTGGTCGTGCCATTGGTGAGAATGATGTAGTAGGTGTTGCCGCTGACAATGCCTGTTGACGTGCCAGTCAAAACCCCGGTGACAACAACGGCTTGGCCAACAAACAGGCTTGGGGTGGCCGTGCAAGAGCACTGGCCGTTTGTGCCTGCGACGGTAACGCCAGCAAGCACCAATCCGCTTGAGAGCGACGTGACGTCCATGACCCGGGCGGCTGCGTTGTCTGTGTCGCTGCCGTTGATTGGCCACGACAGCGTGCCGTCTTCGGACAGCGTGATTGAGCGGTATGAAACGTCGGTCGGCTGAATGACGGTTCCCGTGAAGGGACTATTAAAGCTCATAAGGTCACCTTGTTTTCTGCAAGCCGTTGCGCTTTGCTTATGGCTTTTGTGGCTATGTTGGAAGCCCTAATTTTTGCCTTAGTTTCTTCGGAGTGCTTGCGCCCCAAAAAACTTGCATGTTTAGACTTTTCTGATTCTGGCATCTTGCGACCAAGAAGCGATTGACGAATTTTCTGTTTAGTTTCTTCGCTCATTGGGTTTCTGGGTCTGGCTTTATGGGCAGCCGACATTTTGGCGCGAACTTCTTCAGAAGCGGTCTTGCCAAGATTCTTTCCCTTCAGGCTGATGCTTCTTTTTTCAAGCGTGACAAAAGTTGGTTTTTTACCTTTGGTTCCGTATTTTTTTGATCTTTCCTCTTGCGTCAAGCTGGCCACATAAGCAGAAGAGGCAATCTTGCGGATTTTCTTTTCATGATCCGTCATTGGCCAACCAACAACACCCTCGCCGCCGTCTGTTAGGTTGTAGCCGCTGGGCGCTTTGGTATTGTGCTGCTGAATGAGCATCCTCTCAAGGTCGCAGGCAGCCTCAAAATCAAACGCATCGCAGATGTGAGAAAAAACAAACTTGTCAGCCCCATGCTTTTTGATGGCCGCATGGAGCGCGGGGGCGCTTCCATTTGCAGACATGTGTTGCTTGAGCCTGCGATCTAAATTTTTGGTGAGGCCAACGTACTGCTTACCGTTGCAAGCATTGGTCACAATGTAGAGAGACCACGTTGTCATGAATCCCTCGCAATCGCCTGACGATCAGCGCCACGGGTGACGTTTTCCGTCTTCAGGACTTCAATAATTCGGTCATAGTTGCTCTGCCACATAGGCATGCGCTCGTCGTTCTTGAGGAACGGCATGGCCTGCAGCAAAGTGCCGTACAGCAGCGCCTGCGGGGCGTACTGGGTGAACCAACTGGATTGGTTCGATGAGTCCAAAGGCTGTACGCGCTGGTAGTACAGCACCTCGTAGGAGTAGGCCAAGGCAGGCGTTGGGCCTACCAGCCAGTGCTCGTAGTCGTAGTCGCAAAAGTACAGCGGGACGTCCGTTGAGGTTGGATTTGGCCAATACTCTCGGATGTACTCGTAGGTGCGTAACAGCAAGGGTTGGCGCTTGCCTGCCACTGTCACGTTCATTGACACCGTCTTGCGCCACCGGGCAGGCTTGGGAATGATGTTTTCACCGAGGACCATGGTGCTCGTGGCCACGGTCAGGTTGCCAAGGAACTTGATCTCGGCCGCAATGACTTGCTCCGCCAGCATAATGAACTGCGGAATCTTGTCCAATGTCTGCTGGTCGGTACGCTCCAGATAGGTCTGGATGTCGTTCACCAAACTGGAATACGTCATCACGGCTGCGACAGTCATGTTTTTCTCCGTTAGCCGACGTTGCGTTCAAAGTGCGGGCAATCGACCAGCGACTTGAAATAATACGTTACTGAGCCGTATTCCACGTTTAGCGCCCGCGCAATGGCCGCCGTTGATGCTCCGATATTTTTCATTTTAACTGCCATTCCTTTTTTTTCTGCCGTCATTTTGTGGCGGTCAGAATTTCTGCAATTTACAGCCTGACTGACATATCGGAGGTTTGCAATTTGATTGTTGACCTTGTTTCTGTCAATGTGATCAACCACAAGGCCGTCTGGGCACTTTGACAAAAAAGTAGACGCCATCAGCCGATGGACAAGCAGGGTGATGTGTTTGTTTTCAACCGTTGTGTTGAATCTCAAGTACCCATCCTTGTCTTTGCGAGTCTTCAACTCTCGGCCTTTGACCTCGCATGAATATGGAGATTGACCCCTTGAGAAGCTATGCTTGATTCGAGTTTTTGTAAAAACCCGACCGCATCGCGTGACAAGAAGATGATCGTACATGGTTTGAAATTTTTCAAGATCCAACTCTTCGGAACTCTGGTTTTCCATCTGGGCCTCTGGAGAAGTGTGGTGTGTCCACCAATGTTACTCCATTGCCACCCCATGAGTTAGCTTTATTCAAAGACTCCCAAAACGCGCCGAGCGGGGCGAGCTGCCCCTTGTCCCAGATGATTTTACCGTCTTTGAAGAAATTTAGGTCGATTGCGCAGCGCTTAAGGTGAATTGAGTTCAGCGTCTTGGAACGGCCCGTCTTGACGTAGATGGCCTGCTGCTCGGGGGTGCGGGCTAGTTCGCCCCCAGTGACCTTAAAACCGGCCTCTGTGGCGTGCTGGATCAGTTTGCAGGCATCCAGTAGGAAAGCGGCCTGATCGTCGCTGAGGCTCATTTACGGCTCCTCATGTCAGCCAACTTTTCAATTGTCCGTCCGCCAAAGTAAGCACCCATGATCAGCATTCCCCACTGACCAAGCAGTTGGACATAGGACTCGTTGGCGTCCAGTCCGAATGCAGACATCATGGCAAAGATGAAGTACCCCACGAAGATGGCTACAAGGCTCATAGGGCGAATATTTTTGGACAACCAAGAGTCACTGCCCATATCCGCCTTCCAGCGGTCTGTGACGTTGTTATCCTCGTTCTGGGAGGCTAGGGCAAATACCTTCAGCTCCTCCAACTCGGCTTGCACTTTCATAATTCCAAGCTCAAGCAGGCGCTCCTCATGGTCGTACTGAAGCTGGCGCAGCTTGCTGACCTCTTCAGGGCTTGGGTTGTCGGAAATCTTGACGCCAAGAGCGTTTTCAACAACCTCCTTGCCTTTTGCTTGGATTGCAGAAGACAAAAGACCCAAGCCGCTGGAGGCTAGGGTCCCGAGTAACGAGGCAACAATTGGAATCATGGTCGCCCTTTCAAATCAAAACTAAGGTTGGCATGCCGGGGATATTGAACATTACGCTCACCCTCGGGGCATTTGTACTTGATGGTTGCCAACAAAGTTGCTTTGCCATCGGCAATTTTTTCTTTCTTTACCATGGTGAGTTGGTAGGTAAAGGTATCAATCTCTGGTCCTGCCGGGCCGCTAAACTTGCTGGCCGTAGTGGTTGCTTCGTGGACCACGCCTGCCGCGTCACGGATGCTGGGAGTAAAGTTCTCAACCGAGCAGTCGTCCCGCTTTTTAACTCTGGCAACCGTCACATTGATGGGCTGCCCCTCTTGAGCAACAATTTTGAAGTGCTCTGGCCTCCACTCCAGAATGGCCCTGTCAAACCAGCCAAACTTGTCGGCAAGGGTGTAGCCACCCCCAATCGCTGCAATGCTTGCTGCAACCGCTCCAATGGCCTTGGTGAGGTCAATCATTACAAACCAATCAGCTTCTTGACAAACTCGGCTGCTACGCCGGGGCCAAGCAGCACAGCCGCAATGAGTGCGTAAAGCAGGTACTCAATCTTGGTCATGCGCTTGGAGCCGTCATCAAATCGAGCTTGGATATTTTCATATCTGCTCGCACAAATCGCCTCATGGACACTCAACCGCTTGTCCGTTTCCGTAGCAAGTCCTTGAATTTGTTCCATGAGGAAATTTCCGTTTTACTCTACGACTGTCACGTCGGCAGGAGCGACTTGAGCCTGAGCTTCCGTCTGGATGCCGTTGATCAGTTGCTGCACCTGAACAAAGGGTTGGTTGCCCAAATATTGCAGGATTGCGTTCACCAGTTGCGTTGACAAAGCAATTTTTTCCATTTCAAACTCTCCGTGTAATTGCCGCTGTTTGGGCCAGCGGTTTGCCCTCATCAATTATGCTGCATTCCGCATCAATACCCGGCTTTTGCCCGCGCTTCTACCTCATACGGGCTGTTGACGTAGCCGTAACGCAGCAGGTACCAGAAAATCTTTGCCGTCCATTTGATGGCCCCATCCCGCTCGATCTGCGCCACATGCACCGCCTCGTGGGCGGCAAGGGCGTAGTTCAGTTCTTGGCCGGGACGGCAGTACACCGTTTTCCAAGGCGTTGTCACAGCCAAGGCACCGGCAAGTTTCAAGAACCACAGAACGGGGAGGGGAGCGGTCTTCATACGACCCAAGGCAGTGGCGGGGTCACCACCGGTGGATTGATCTGGTTGTCGATCTGTTGCTGCACAGCGGCCTCTGTAGCATCTTTGTCTACGCCGTTGGCCCACACCCAGCCTAAAACTTGATCTTGCGTCAATTGATCGTAGGGCGTAAAGGAGCCATCGGCAGGGGTGGGCACAGAGCAGGTTGAGTAGACGCTGCTGGTGTAGGTGCCGTCAGTACCAGAGCATGTCCAATGCACGGTAAAAACGACATCGGTTTCGCTGCCCACGGTGGGGTAGCAGTTCATAGCGGTGACGGTCCAAGTGATATTTGTCATGGTGGTTCCTTTGGGTTAAGCAACGATCCAATTCGTGCCGTTGTAAAAAACAGGGATAGTGACAGCACCGCCGCCGACAACGGTGGCGCTAAAAGATGGAGCCAAGGCGTCTGTCACATAAGTTCTCATGCCGACAGTGCCAGCAGGTAGTGTTGCAACAGTAAAACCAGTCGTTCTGATTGCGCCAGATACTTGTAGCTTTGCAACTCCAGTAGCGGAAGTAAGCCCCACCAACAAATTGCCGGAAGCGTCTAGGCGCATACGTTCGGTGGGTATGGTGTTAGCCGCCGAAGACGTTTCAAAAACAATGTAAGAGTCGGTGCTACTGCCTACTGCAACAATGTCCGTTGCGTATTTGCTGGTGTCGTAAAAAATTCCACTTGACGGGTTGCGGTTTACGCCAAACAATGCCGCGTCATTAAACACGCCCAAAAACGCACCGTTGTTTTTGCCTGTGTTATCCAGCAACATACTGGCCTGCCCTGAGTTGGACACGCGCAAATATTCATCTGTTTTGGTTGCAGTCTGCCCAATAAGCAGTACGCCATCAGCCGTCAGCGTCATTGCTTGGGTGAAGGTGATGGCGTTGCCTGCTGTGCCGGAGGGTGCGATATTCCAATTGTGCTGCCCGTTAAGTTGACGATAGAGTGTTGGTGCAGTACCTGTGTTGAAATATGCGTATGCGCCCAAGCTGGATTGGTAATAAGCACTACCAATTTCTATCTGAAGATTAGTTCCAGATGCGTAGCTTGCAACAGAGCCGCCGGGCATTTGAAGCGCTTTAAACCCACCGGTCCAAGCACTAGGAGTAACCCCTAAGCCTAGGTTGCCGGAGGCGTCTAGGCGCATGCGTTCGGTTGTTCCGTTGCCGCTATCCACGCCAAACGTAAGTGCCGTTCCGTTTTGCCCGATTCGACTTGCGCCATCGCCCACATCAGTCATCTGAATGAAGACAGCAGCGTTATCTTGCAAATGAAGTTTGGTTAGTGGGCTTGAAGTACCAATACCTAGGTTGCCGGAGGCGTCTAGGCGCATCTTCTCTGCACCGTTTGTGTAGAAAGTTAAAGGGTGCGTTGTAATTGTTCCGAATATTGCTTTGGCTTGGCTGTCATCCGATGCAAGGTAGGTATTGACAACGCCTGTGCGCCAATACTGGTCTACGTAACTAGCTTTGAATACATCCAGCTTTGCCGCTGGCGAACTCGTCCCAATACCTAGGTTGCCGGAACTGTCTAGGCGCATGCGTTCGGCACCGCCAGAATAAAACGCAACACCGGAACCAAAATTATTGAGAATATCCCCTATCCACAAATTAGTTGAGTTACTTGCAAGAGCTAAGTACCCACCAACCGTAAAGCCCCCTACGGTATATCCGGCAGAAGTGTTGACAAAACCAGCAACATCCAACTTATAAGCAGGCGAACTCGTCCCAATACCCAGCCCTGTGCTGGTGAGGCGCATTTGTTCGGTGCCAGCGGGTCGCCATGCCAAATATGAACCGTCAAAGTTAAGAGGTGACAACGTGCCGCTGTTGTCTGAATAACTAGCAAGCACACCACCGCTGCTGTAATAGCCGTACAAGCCGCCTGAAGCCGCATCAAAGGCAGTCAATGTGCCAGCCGCAACAGTAAAACCTCCAGCTTTTGCATAGCCTGTAGTTTTAAAATTCGTCCCATCAAACGTCAGCGCAGACCCCGTTGTCAGCACCTTGGAGCCGTTGAGGTAAGCCACGCCGTTGGCGGTGCCGCCTGAGAGGGTTACGCCACCAGTTGCGCTTAGGGTGCCGGTGATTGCTAAGCCGGTGGAGGATACAGCGGCAACAGTAGTGCCAGATATGTTGAACGTGTGATTTGACGCATCGTAGACCAGCGGTACATATGCCGCACCCGTCCGGTTGTATCCCAGCAATTGCCCATTGCCGCCAGCAGAAAATACCTCAACTCCCGTGCCGCTCGATGGCGCATCGCGGCCAGTAAACCAACCGTTTGATCCAGATACTAAACCCGTCGCACTCACCGTCGTAAAAGCCCCCGTCGTAGGCGTTGTAGCCCCCACAGTGCCGTTCAGCGGGCCAGAGAAACCAGTTGCAGTAACCAACCCGCCGAAGTACGAAGCGCCAGCGGCGATGTACAGCGAGTATGGGTTGGTGATCGTGATGTTCGTACCGGCACTCGGAGCGCCTGCGATGTACAGGGTTGAGGCGTTGGTATAGGTGACGCTTGTGTTGGTCGCGGCGATTGGCGTGATGGCCAAGGAGGCGATAGCACCCGTGGTGTTGGTTGCGCTGGCGGCCGAAGTGACGTCAGTCACGGTACCAGTACCCAAATACAGCTTGGCAGGCGTAGCGGGGGCAAACACCGCCGCGCCGTTGAAGCTGGAGTCGCCCAAGGTCAGGGTTTTGACCAAGGTGCTGAAGCCGGTATTTGACAGGCCGGTGGTCGACAGGGTCGTGCCGTTGAAGGTCAGGTTTGCCGAGTCAGCCTCAAGGCCAGCAGTCGAGCTGATCACCACCCGGCCAGAGGTCAGGCTGGTGTTCGTGATAGACGAGCTGGAAACGCCCGTAAGGCCCGTCAGGGACGTCACCCACTGCGGGGCGGACCCGGTGGACGTCATGACCCTGTTCGCGGCTCCAATGGCCAAGAAGGTGGTCGTGTCCAAAGCGGACTGGTAGGGGACCGACCCCGCAAGGCCTCCGGCAAGGTTGGTCGCCGTGTTGACGGTAATGCTGGTGGGGGCAACCCACTGAGGGACCGAGCCGGTGGATGTCAGGATGTAGTTGACCACGCCAATGCCGAGCTTGGCAAGCGTGTTGGTGGCCGAGGCGTACAGAACGTCACCTTGGGTATAGGCGGACTGCGCCGTGCCGCCATAGATCGCTCCAAGGGCATTGGTGAGGTTCAACGTGGTTAGCGTAGTGGTGCTGGTCCCGCTGTTGAACGTCATCGCGGCATTTCCGGCCAACGCGCCTGCGTTGTTGTACTGGATCTGCGTGGTTGAGCCGCCGATCGTGCCAGCACCCTTGGTGGCAATTACCTGAACAACGCCGCCGTTGTCTTCGTAATACAGCTTGCCGTCAGTGATGTTGATTGCCAATTCACCTTGCACAAGATTTGCCGCCAGTGGTACGGCAGATGCAGTCGTTGAGTGATAGAGTTGGATCGGGGTGTAGTTCGTTGCAGCCATAATTTTTCCTTAGAAAGTCCCGCCGGAAACTCCGTAGATTGTGCCAGTGCCGCCATTGGCGGTATTTAAAATGCCCCCAAGCGTTACGACGCCAGCGGTAGCAGTAGATGGGGTTAGCCCTGTGGTTCCGCCGCTGAATGTCAGGACGCCGCCGCTGGCTGTAAATTGCCGCCACATCCCAGCGGCATAGCCATCAAACGTCTGGGTGTCGCTATTGAATCTGAACTGTCCTTGAGATCCAGAGGGTTGCTGGGCAATGGTGCCTGTAACCACCGTCATAGCGGAGGTCCCCGGCATAACGGCGTTGTCAGCCAAAGAAATCGTCGGGTTGCCGCTTATCCCGTTCCCATTTGCCACGGAAATTTGGTTTGCAGTTCCCGCAATGACCGCAGAGGTGATACCTCCGCCGGTTGAAAGCACTACAAGGCCATCAAAACTGGCGTTGGCAAAATTCAGCACCTGCCCGCTCAAAGAGACGGTGGGGTCACCAGCAACCCCGCTTCCGTCGGCGATGGACAGGCCAGCCCCGGAAACAGCAATAGAACGGCTTGCAAGGGTCGTAGAAGACGTTTTTACCTGAAACCCGGTGCTGGAGTTCACCAACGACAAAAGAGCGCCTGTGGTCGTTATATTGAATACCCCCTGCGCACCGCCGTCGGTCAGCGTCAGACCGTTGGTTGCCCCGAAGTACCGGCTGTTGGCCAACTGGGGCGTTTGGGTGACGGTCAGGTAGGTGTAGGGCTGCGACGGCGAGGCGGAGATCGCGCCGGTGGTGGTTTTGACTGTCTGCCCAGCTTGGACAATTGCAACCGCCTCAGACCCCGTAATCGGGCCCGCTGGCGGCAGTTGGGTGATGGTTACGTTTGCCATGTCAGCTCGGTTGGACTTCTATCCCATCAAGGTTCCCGTTGTTCTCAGGGGTCTCGATGTTTTGCTGGGGCGAGAGCACATACCCGTCATATGCGCCTGACGCGGTCAAATTGTTGGGGTCAACGGCCACACTTACGTCAGGACGCGGAAACCGAATCGTTATCCTTTCGGTTTTGCGTGCTGGCAAACGGTAGGGGTCAAGCTGGTCTGCACAGCCCTCATTGCATACCCTGAGACCCGGGAAGTTGGGGTCATTGCGCATCACGGCATGCGGGCGCTTCATCTTGCAGCGATCGCATATCGCAATTGCGATGTCAGAGTATCCGAGGGTGTCCAGAAAGATGGCCATAGGTCACCTTGTGTAGCACGAAATATTTGGGGCGAAGTAAATTGGCGACTTGTCGCGTTCTTCTTCCTCGGCGATGCCAAGGTACTTTTCGGCCTGACCCTCGAGGTACTGCACGCGAGCCATGTCTACGCCGGGCAGCTCTAGGCTCATCCGGTGAGCCAGCATCATGATGACGGCCTCGTACCAGCGCTGCGGGACCTCCAGCTCACCGTACAGGTCGCCTACGTCCATGATCTGGCGCGAGTACCACACCGTCATCTGAATGAACGGATCCGAAGGCACCGGCCAAAGATAGATCTCAGCCTGCGGGATGGTCCGGTTGAACCAATACTGGAACGGCTGGTTGGCCGTGAAGTTCTTGTTGGGCAGGTTGGTGTAGTCGTCGCGGTTCAGGCGAGACATCGTGATTTCGGTCGAATTGTTGCCGAAAAAAAGCTCGCGCAGGCTCAGGGTGTTGCCGCCGGTCTCGCGAATTCGATAAAACTGCGCCGTCTGGCCAACCTTGACATCTGTCCAGATCCACTCATTGTCAACCCACGTCTCTGCGCCCGGGGCTACGAGCGTGCTCCAAGTAATTCCGTCATTGGAATACTCATATACCACGTTGAAAGAGCCAGAAACGTCTGGCAATATGCCGATTGAGCCGATGTAGACTGAGTTGTCTGTGCCGTAGTCGACTGAAATGTTTCCGTTGGCAGATGTTTGGGTGCAGGATGTTTCAATGTTGTTGTCAAATGCGTTTTCAACGATGCCACCGGCGCTCGAGGCGTACCCACCCACCGTGTTGGGTGTAGGGCGGTTCATTTTGCGGTACAGCGCCTGAAGGACGTCGTTGCCACCTAGGGGTAGCTTGTAGATGTAACTGTCCGCCTGAAGGCCATAGACCTTCTTGCTGATGGCCCAATACTGGATGCCGATGTTGATCAGGTTGGACAGGAGGAAGAAAAGCGACTCGCGGGCGCTCAGGACCTGCTCTGAGGTCAGTTCCTCGGCCAACTTCCCACAGCGACGCGCACCGTGGTCAATCAGCGTCTGGACCGTTATGACGGTCGTGCCTACAGAACCAGAATAAGCCATATCAGCACTTCCATCTGTTTAAGGCTGCCGCCTTGCGTGTTGGCTTGCC